ACCACAAGGATTACAGGGCACACAAGGCCTTCAGGGTGCAACTGGCCCAACTGGAGCCAAAGGACAGCAAGGAGCCACAGGTGCTACTGGACCACAAGGTGCCACAGGACCTCAAGGTGCAACTGGGCCAACTGGAGCCAAGGGACAAAAAGGTGAAGTTGGTGCTCAAGGTACACAAGGTGCTCAAGGTGCCCAGGGTCCACAAGGACCACAAGGACAGAAAGGTGCCACAGGTGCTCAAGGTCCACAAGGTGTTGTAGGACCAACAGGACCTTCAGGTAATCCATTCCCAGGTGGTACGTTTAGTGGCGATATCACAACTAGAAATATTATAGCAACTGGACCAACAGGAACTTACAATATTGGTTCAAGTAGTGTTAAATTTGGAACAATGTATGCAAATACATTTAGCGGAACAGCAACAGCGGCTCAATATGCGGATTTGGCAGAAGTATACAAAGCAGATGCTGACTATGAACCAGGCACAGTTTTAATTATAGGTGGTGAAAAAGAAGTCACAGTAACAGATGAACCTGGTAGTTACAAAGTAGTAGGAGTTGTTAGTACAAATCCAGCATACTTAATGAACAGCGAAGCAGATGGTGTAGCAGTAGCATTACGTGGAAGAGTACCTTGTAAAGTTACAGGTAATGTAAACAAAGGCGATGTACTTGTTGCAAGTGATACTCCTGGACACGCAATGGTAGGTGCAATGGCACATAATCTTAGTCCATTACAAATAGTTGGTAGAGCATTAGAAAGTAAAACTGATGCACAACCAGGCGTAATTGAAATCTTAGTCTAACTCCATAAAATTCATAATATACGATAAATAGTTGTACTTGCCCCTATTGGCATGCGGATGTATTTCGGGCATACATCATAAAACGCAGTCAAAATCTTCTAGGTTGCACACAACACATACATCATTTCAGCAACCAATATAATTTAACGTTAAAAAAATATTTTAGGAGAATATAAAAATGGCATACGCGATTCAAAGAAGAAGAGGTACGTCCACAGAACATAATTCCTTTACTGGTCTAGCAGGTGAGATTACGATCGATACTACTAATAATACCATCCGCGTACACGATGGTAGTACAGCAGGTGGTCATAGACTAGCAAAATACTCAGAAATCAATACCCAAGAAAACATCGAAGATGCAGTAGGTAATTTACTTACAGCAGGTGCAGGTATTAGTTTAAGTTACGATGATGACAATGGCACATTGACAATTACTAATACTACATCAGCAGGTGATATTGAGGCAGTAACGGCAGGAGATGGTTTAAGTGGCGGAGGTACTAGTGGAGCAGTTTCATTAGCACTCGACCTTAACGAACTAACAGCGGCGGCAGTAGATGTAAGTGCAGACAGCATTGCAATCATTGACGCAACTGACAACAGTTCAAAGAAAGAAAGCATTGCAGACTTGGCGTCTGGAATGGCAGGAACAAACTTAACTGCATCATCAGGTACATTAGGTATCGCTGATTCAGTTATAAGAGGAAAAATTAGTGCAGGCGGAGATTTAAGTTACGACAATAGTACAGGGGTAATTAGTTTTACTAACGATGCTGGTGATATAGAATCAGTAGTCGCTGGAACTGGTCTAAGTGGTGGCGGAACTTCAGGTGATGTTACATTAAACATTGACCTTAAAGATGAAGATAATATGGCTTCAGACTCAGCAACCCATGCCGCTTCACAGCAATCAATTAAAGCATACGTTGATTCACAAGTAGCAAGTAAAGATAACACAGATGAAATCACAGAAGGTTCAACTAACCTTTATTATACTGATGCAAGAGCCAGAGCGGCAATCAGTGCAGGCGGTGATCTAAGTTATAACAGTAGTACTGGTGAAATTAGTTTTACTAATGATGCAGGTGATATTGAAGGTGTTACAGCAGGTGATGGTCTAAGCGGCGGCGGTACAACAGGTACTGTTTCATTAGCATTAGACTTAAACGAATTAACAGCCGCTTCAATTGATGTAGCAAACGACAGTTTTGCAATTATTGATGCAAGTGATAACTCAAGTAAAAAAGAAGCAATAGCAGACTTTGTGTCAGCAATAGCCGGCACAAACATAACTGCAACAAACGGTGTATTAAGTTCAACAGCAGACATATCAGGCGTAACAGCAGGATCAGGTTTAACTGGCGGCGGTACATCAGGAACAGTATCAATTGACATAGATCATGAAGCATTTTCAGGTAACTTAATACCGAGTGCTAATAACACATACCAGTTAGGTAGTGCTACTAACGTCTGGAAAGATGTATATGTAGGTCCAGGATCATTATATGTTAACGGACAACAAGTTATTTCAGATAACTCAGGAACAATCACAGTTAGTGCAGACTCTAACCAAAATTTGAGTTTAGTAACAAGTGGATCAGGTGATGTTGAAATTACCTCCGGTGGTCAGATTCAAATGAAATCCGATATTGTTTTAGCCGCAGGCAAAACAATTAGTACAGCAGGCGGTGGTGCTACTACACAAGGTGGTAACATCAACATGAACAGCAACAGCATCAACAACTTAGATGATCCAGTTGCGGCACAAGACGGTGCAACTAAGGCATACGTTGATGCTCAATTGGCAACTAAAGATGCATTAAGTGAATTAAGTGGCGATACTGATGATGTTTCAGAAGGATCAACAAACTTGTATTTCACAAATACCAGAGCAGATGCTAGAGTAAATGCTGTATTGGCAGACACTGACAGTTTAAGTGAAGGTTCAACTAATCAGTATTATACAAATGCTAGAGCAGACGCAAGAGTCGATGCTAAATTGGCATCTGATGTTACTATTGGCGGTAACTTAACAGTTAACGGTACACAAACAGTTGTTAATTCAACTACTACTGAAACTGTTGATAATATTTTCCGTGTAAACAGTGACGGAACATCACAAGATGCTGGTTTTGAAGCCAACATTGCAGGATCAATCAAGTCATTGGTATGGGACGTTTCAGAAAGCGAATGGTCTTTTGGTAACGAAACTGTTAAAGCAGGTACTTTTGAAGGCGCAGTAACAGGTGCAGTCACAGGTACAGTTAGCAGTATTGCTAACCATGACACAGACGATGTATCAGAAGGATCAAGTAACTTATACTTTACAAATGCTAGAGCAGACGCCAGAATTGCAAATGCAATATTGGATTCAGACTCAATGACTGGTGCGTTAGCAACTAACGTTCCTTCAGCAGAATCTGTTAAAGCATACGTTGATAGTGTAGCGGCTGGACAAGATAACACAGACGAAATCACAGAAGGTTCAACTAATTTATATCATACAACAGCAAGAGCCAGAGGTGCAGTTAGTGTCACAGACGCAGGCGGAGACGGAAGTTTTGCATATAACAGTACAACTGGTGTATTTACTTACACAGGCCCAAGTGCCGCAGAAGTAAGAGCACACTTTGGTGGTGGCACAGGTATATCTATATCTAGTGGTACTATAAGTACTGATGATAGCGGAATTGATCATGATGCTTTAAACAACTTTGTAGCAAACGAACATATTGATCACTCAGCAGTATCAATGACAGCAGGTGCAGGTTTAACTGGTGGTGGTACTATTGCCGCAACAAGAGACTTTGCCGTAGGCGCAGGTACAGGTATTACTGTAAATGCAAACGATGTTGCAGTAAATATGGGTGCTTTCAGTACATCAGACTTAGCAGAAGGTTCTAACAAGTATTATACTGATGAAAGAGTAGACGACAGAGTCGCCGCTTTAGTAACAGACGGTGCTGGTGTTAGTGCAGTATACAATGATACAAATGGAACATTAACATTTAATATTCAAAGTAGTGTTGCAGGCGATGGTTTAACAGAAAGTGCAGGTATTATTGGTGTTGTAGGCGGAGATGGTTTAACATCAAGTGCTAACAGTCTCGATGTAGACAACACAGTTGTAAGAACAACTGGCACACAAACTATAGCAGGTGCTAAAACATTTAGTGATAATGCTATATTTAACGGTGACTTAACAGTTAACGGTACAACTACAACAATTAACTCGGCTACTGTTTCAACAGGTGATAACATTATTGTTCTTAACAGCGATGTTACAGGTACCCCAACTGAAAACGCAGGTATCGAAATTGAAAGAGGTGACTCAACTAACAAACAATTCCAGTGGAATGAAACAACCGATAGATGGGTAGCAGATTCTCCTCTACAAGGTGATGGTTTCTATGCAGATACAACACAAATTGTTGATGGCTCAGGTAACTGGGTTGGTCCTAATTCAGGACTAAAAGGTGAAGTTGGACCTCAAGGACCACAAGGACAGAAAGGTGTTACAGGTGCTCAAGGTGCCCAGGGACCACAAGGTGCAACTGGACCAACTGGTGCTGTCGGACCTCAAGGTGCAACTGGACCAACTGGTGCTAAAGGACAAAAAGGCGAAATTGGAGCCACCGGACCTCAGGGTGCAACTGGACCTCAGGGTGCAACTGGACCTCAAGGTGCTACAGGACCTCAAGGTGCTAAAGGACAAAAAGGTGAATTAGGTGCTCAAGGTGGAACTGGTCCAACTGGCCCAGGTGGTGCTCAAGGACCACAAGGACAGAAAGGTGCCACAGGTGCTCAGGGTCCACAAGGTGCGACTGGTCCAACTGGTCCATCAGGTAATCCATTCCCAGGCGGTACATTCAGTGGTGATATAACAACTAGACACATTATTGCAACTGGACCTTCAGGAACTTACAATGTAGGTTCAAGTAGTGTTAAGTTCGGTACTATGTATGCAAATACATTTAGTGGAACAGCAACATCGGCTCAGTACGCCGACTTGGCAGAAAGGTATGCTTCAGAAGAAGTACTAGAACCAGGAACAGTTGTTATGTTTGGTGGAGAGAAAGAAGTTATAGCATGTGAAACAGACGGTTGTCATAGTGTTGCAGGAGTAGTTTCAACTAATCCGGCTCATTTGATGAACGCAGACGCAGGTGATAACGATTCTCATCCAGCCATAGCATTAGCAGGTAGAGTACCTGTTAAAGTTGTTGGCCCTGTAAACAAAGGTGACTTACTTGTAAGTTCCGATGTTAAAGGACATGCGAAAGTAGATAACGATGCTAAAGCAGGTAGAATACTTGGTAAAGCAATGGAAGACACTGACGTAGGTGAACATATCATTGAAGCATTAATTAACTTAATGTAAGTTTACAAAACTTAGGAAAGGGTCTTTTTAGGCCCTTTCTTTTTGGCCGCATATTGATAAATACACTTGTAGAGAGTAACAGAACACACACACTCCACATAATAACATATAACAAAACTGAGTGTGCATAAATGGAAGAAATATTTAAGTTAATAGCGGAGGTAGGTATGCCTATTGCTGGAAGTATGGCAATGGGGTATTTCATATTCCTCACAATAAAGCAAATGATGGCCGGCGTTGTTGGCCAAGTCAAAACGCTCACAAGTTTCTGTGAAGCACTAACCACTAGAGCAAGAGTAATGAGTAACGAGATGATTAAGATTGATCTGCTTGTTAGTAGTGCTTTAGAATTAAGACCAGACATTGATAGAATAGCAAGAGCAGAAAATTTTGTTGAAGATGGCAAAGTGGATAGTAGGAGAGACTAATGGATATTGCGGCACTAATTAACGAATACGGATTTCCAGTAGTAGCAGTAGTAGGTTTAGGTTATTTCATATATTATGTATGGAATTTTATGAACCAAGAAATCAAACCTGCACTCGGTGATATGCATATGGCACTTATTAGATGTATTGATCAAATGAGAATGTTAGACCAAGATCAAATACGTCTACAACAAAAAGTTAATGTTGTTTTAGAATATAGAGCAACGCAAAAACTTTTAGCGGATGCCATGGAAAAAGAAGAATTTAAAAAAATGAAAAAGGCAGGAGACGAATAGAATGAAAATTACAGGAACACATTTAGGATTACTAGTTATAGTAGGTTATTTTTTAATAGCCACAACTGCCGATCTACAAGCAGACGAAATTAAATTTAAATTTAAAAGTCCTAGTTTTAGTGGACAAGGAACAGGTGCTCATTATTTAACTATTGAGAATCAGGAAAAGTCACGTAGAGATAAAATTAAAGCAGACATTGAAGCGGCTTTAAAACAAGCGGAACGAGAAGACCAAAACAGCACAATTAACAAGTTCATTAGAAATTTGGAAAGCAGAATTTACAGTCAAATTTCTAAGGGCCTCGTAGACAGTATGTTTTGCGACCCAGCAACAGTAGTAAGTTGCACAGGATCAACAAGTGGTGCATTTGATATTGAAGGTAATACAGTTTCATATCAAATAGTCACAAACGCAGATGGATTACAAGTAATCCAACTTACTATCGTTGATCCAGATGGAACAATAACAACAATAGAAATACCAATTGGCATAGGCAATATAGCAGGCGGTTAATGAATAAAAATATTTTAATAGCACTGATAGGTGTTTTATATTTAAGTGGTTGTGCCAGTATCGCCATTCCGGGCGATGAGATGTGCCAGACTGACTTTCTTGAATGTGTTGAAGAGCCACAAAAAGTAGAACTACCCACATATAGAAAATTAAGATACTTGCCACCGGCAGAAGTTATGCCTGTGGTTGCCATATACAATTTTGGTGATGGAACAGGACAAAGAAAAAGTCAAGACGGAGTTGCTAGTTTTAGTACAGCAGTTACGCAGGACGCAAAAAGTTTATTAGTAGACGCTCTAAAGGCGGCAGGTTCAGGAGAGAATCCAAAAGGAACTTGGTTTAGAGTAGTTGAAAGAGGACTAGGTTTAGATAACTTAGTTAGAGAAAGGCAAATAGTAAGAGCAACTCGTTCAGAGTCAGCCAAACAGGCAGGATTAGATGAGTTTCAAGAACTACAGCCAATGTTATTTGCTGGAATGATATTAGAAGGTGGTGTTATAGGATACGACACTAATATTGAAACAGGAGGTACAGGGGCAAGATATTTGGGTATTGGTACAACAAACCAATATCGAAGGGACAGTATAGTAATATCACTTCGTGCTGTAAGCACACTCACAGGCGAAGTAATACTCAATGTCCAAACACAGAAGACCGTTTTAAGTTCAGGTCAAGCAGGAGATGTATTTAGATTTTTAGATATGGATACTAAACTTCTCGAACTTGAGAGCGGAATGACACAAAACGAAAGTGTAACATTTGCAGTCCGATCAGCGATTGAGGCCGCGGTGTTAGAACTTATTAAGCAAGGTGATGAAAGAGGATACTGGAAGATTGTTTATCCGGAAGATTGGGACGAACAGGTAGAGGAGCAAGAGCAAGCCTACTGGATGAGTCTTAAGGAAAACGGCAATCTTACTGACGAGAGAGATTTGGAACAATTTTCGAAAGACCCAAACTCATTACCACTTTGGAAGAAGGTTCTTCTAAAGAATAATAAACCATTAATGGAGAATAACAATGAAGATATTTAAAAACTTAGCGGTTAGTGTCTTCGCTTTAATCGGACTAATGTCCTATCCAATACTTGCAGATGACAACGAAGTTTTACTAGATCAAGACGGTGATAACTTAGTGCTTACGATTTTGCAGGCTGGTACAGGTAATACTGTGTCGGGAGACGCAACAGAAAGTTCTGACTTATTACTAAGTGGTGGTAGTATAATACTAGACCTCATACAAGACGGTGATAACAATGACTTTTTTGGATCTATAGTTTTAGACGGTAGTGGCTCCAGTGTTTTAGATTTTTACAACTTAGGTAGTGGTAACATCTTTGACATTGATGCAGGATCAACAGGTAGTGCCGACTATGCTGATATGCTTTCAAGCATACAGGGTGACGGTAACATATTTGACATAGGCATAGGCGAAAGTGCTAGTGCAGAATATTTAAACTTTGATTTAGTAATACTAGGTAGCAGAAATGATTTTGATACAAGTTTTACTAACAGTAATGTTTGGACGGCCGGTGTTGGCACAAATAACACTGGAACAAGCACAATGGTAGGTATCTTAGTTGATGCAGACAATGTTGTGTGGAACTTCGACATTACCGGTGATGATAATGCTTTAGCAACATCACAGAGCGGAAATAGTGGTGCAAGTCTTACAGCAGACATAGACGGTAGTGATGGAGATTTCCAGTTCACTCAGAATATGACTACAACATGTACGCCTGCTTGTACAGGTACTATCAACGTCGAAATAGACAGCGAAAATGCTTCAGTTAGTATTAAACAAACCGACTAAATTCGTAGTCGCAGTTTTACTAATTGCAATAGGAAACTCATACGCCGCCGAACCAATTGGCGGCGTATTTGAACAAAGTGGTAAACCTGGCAGTATTGTTAGGACCACAGGCGAAGAATTAACAGCACAGTTAGATACAGATGTACAAAGTTACGACAATGTAGAAACAGAAAATGGCAGACTTAAAATTAAGTTTGTTGACGATACACAAATCAGTTTAACAGAACATACACTGATAGAAATTACAGAGTATGTTTATGATCCAAACCCTAGTAAAAGTAAAATGGCAATGAATTTTGTGTCAGGTACAGCAAGATTTGCCACCGGGGGTTTAGGATTAGTACCAAAAGAAAATATACAGATACAGACTCCTACTGCAAGTATAGGTATTAGGGGAACAGATTTTACTACCACAGTAGATGAACTGGGTAGAAGTTTGGTAATATTATTACCAGATACAAATTGTAATGATAAAATAAAATTAGAGGAAGGTTGTAGGCCTAGTGGAAGTATAACAGTTACTAATGCCGGCGGAACAGTCACATTAGAAGAAGCCTTTCAGGCTGTAATGGTGAGTACGTTTGAACAATCACCGACTCAACCTGTGACATTAGTTGATTTGGATTTAAATCAGATTGACAATATGTTTATTGTGAGTAAGCCAGAGGAAATTGTTAAAGCAGAAGAAGATCAGCAAGAAACACTCAAAGGAGATGGCGGACTATTAGATTTTGACGGTTTAGACAAAGACTTTTTAGAAAGTGAAGATTTAGGTAAAGCCGCAGAACGAGAATTAGAATTTACAGAATTAGACATAAACTTTTTAGATGTTGACTTTTTGAGAGACCTTTTAGAGATAATGGAAGAAGCAGATGCTCTAGGAGAACAAGAAGAAAGCACAGGCAGTGATAGATTAGTAGACAGAGGATTTGGTGTACAGGGTGACAACCAGTTTAATATACTTCCAGATGTTGATGGCAAAGTATTTTTCTTAAGAGTAGGTACTAATTACACCAGTCTAAAAATTAAAAAAGGTTCAGCAGGAATTATAGAAGTAAGAGATAAAGACTTAGGAGATACTGTGATGTGTTTAAATAATTGCGAAGGAATTAGAATAACAATAACACAACAGTAATAAATAGTATTATGAACATAGACAAAAAATTAAATGAAATGAGACCAAAAGATACTCCTCTATTAGTATTAGGTTATATCATATTGGGTATGTTTTTATTAATACCTGCTACAGCAAATGCACAAGACAATGAAGTTTTACTTGATCAAACAGGTGATAATGTAGTTATCAACATATTACAAGCAGGATATGATAATAAAATAGATTTTAGTGTCGGTGGTACCAATAATGTGGTTGACTTATTACAACAAGGCAATGGTGGATATATTGGGTACACATCTGCTTGGGGCAGTGGTCTTGCTTGGGGTGGAGATTTAGATGGTGATTATAATAATCTCAATATTGTACAAACGTGTAATCAAGGATCATCCTGTGGGGGTGATAGATTTGAATTTCATATACAGGGTAATAGTAATGATGTAGACTTCTATCAAGGATACAGAGTTGATGCTGACGGAACTTTACACGATATAGATGATTATGAATATGGCGGCCATTTTACACGATTAGATATTCACGGTGATAACAATAAGTTTTTAGGAAGTCAACGTGCAAATAATTCAGGACACGAACATTCAAACATTACTAACATTTACGGTAATTCCAATGATGTGTACACAAGACAAGAAAGCAACCAAGACAAAACACTCAATTTAACAATCTATAATAGTTACAATGATGTTGATATGGTACAAAAGGGAAGTGCAACACATAATGCCACAGTTACACTAAGTGGATCGTATTCCACTACTTTATATATGCTTCAACAAGGACCCACAGCACAATCATACACACTCAGCCAAACCTGTGCAACAGTAGGTGGCTGTTCGGTATCAGTAACACAAGGTAACTAGTCGGTTGACAAACTTTTAAATATTTGCTATAATATTCGTAATGAAACATATGATCAAGTGGCTAAAAATATCAGCCGGTATAAATCTATATCTATCTGTAATACTAACATTAGTATTAATTGCTCTTGTGACTGATATTGTGTTAGACACATATTGGCACAGCAACGCATACTTGGAACAATTAGGCATTGGTAGTCCTAATTCATAAACACTTATGGTTACAAAATGGTTAAACAGTCTTAGAATATATTCCCTATCTGTTATAGGTATACACTTTTTAATATTTGCATACTTCTTTCCAGTGTTTGTAATAAAAGTTGTGTTTATACCACTTACATTTGTGGTATTTTGGCATTGGTGTGAACTAGTAGTTAGAATAGAAGAAGACAACAGAAATCAAATATTACATTTAATACACACCTCCAATAATCAGCACACCAAAGACTTATTGACGTATGAACTATTTTTACACGATGAAAACAGTTTGTCAGGTAAAACTCTGTTTAACAGTTGCGGCATCTAAATTTTAGATAAATATATACTGTTATAATAACAGATGGTTTTATAACAATCTTATATATAAGGAGAAAATAAATGAAAGAATTAAAAAACGTGTTCTTTGGTATATTTTTTGTAATGTTCGCACAAGGTTGCGCCACTGTTGGTGCTATTTCCGATGGCGTACAACAAGGTGTTGCTGGAACAGTTGATGTTGTTCTAGGAACTACAAGCAATGTAGTTACAACAGTAGTAGACGAAGGATCAAGAATCGGACAAGCAGGTGCAGAACTTGTTGTCGGTGTTGGTCAAACTGCTGGAGACTTAGTTGCTGGTACAGTCGAAACAGTCGCTACAGTTGTTGACGAATCTACTGATGCAGTACAAAAAGAAGAACCAAAAGAAGAACCAAAAAAGTAAAACGCTCATTCTTTAAAATTCCTAAATTTAATTTAGGAAATAAAAAAGAAGACTTACCCTCAGAAGAGGATGAGCAATATTCAGATGAGGAGATACAGGAGTTTATACGCCAGATTAAGTTATATCAAAAACTAATGGAGTACTGTTCCAAAAATCCAAAAGAATGTGAGTAAGTTACTTTTAATTTTATTAACACTTCCTCTGTTAGCAATAGCAGAGGATCGTGTTTTAGACCTTACTTATAATCCCCCACTAGACTACAACTATTGCGATAACAATCCAGTAGAATGTAGACCCCTACCATCACTGATACCAAAATTTGAAATACAACAAAAAGCAACGCCAAAGCAATGGGCAGTATTTTGGACATTTCAAGTATTAGATGCTTACTCAACATCACGGGCAGTAAAGTATGATTGTGTAAAAGAAGTAAATCCACTGTATACAGAACATCCAAGTAACACAAGAATAGTTTTAACAAAAAGTGTATTGCTTCTGCCTGGCTTATTGTATAACGATTATTATAAAACTGTGTCACCAGAGGAACTAAACGATACTAATATGTTATATTCTATAGTAGTTGCAAATAACTTTAGGTTACTTAATCAAGCCAAAGACAGTTGTAATAAAATAAGATAGCAATAAATATATCTGTGTTAAAAGAAAAAGTAATAGAAATCAAACACTACTCAGATAGGCTGTTTAGTTTTAAAACCACACGCGATAAAACATTCCGTTTTAAAAATGGTGAATTTGCTATGATTGGTTTAGATGTAGACACAACTGTAAAAGGCAGTCCTCTACCTAAGAAAACAATGAGAGCATACAGTATTGTAAGCACAAACTATGATGACCATTTAGAGTTTCTAAGTATTATAGTACCAGATGGTCCGCTAACAAGCAAATTAAAGAATTTACAAATTGGTGATGAAATATTAATTAATCCAAAAGTCACAGGCAGTTTGGTATGTGATTATTTGACCCCTAAAGATAATTTAGTATTATTAGCAACTGGCACTGGAGTAGCACCATTTGTTAGTATTGTCAACGACCCTGATACATACAGCAGATTTAAAAAAGTATATTTGTTTCACACAGTAAGAAATGTAAACGAATTAGCATACATAGAATCGCTAAATAGTATAGAAGAAGATTTACCTTTTACTTACATACCAACTGTAACTAGAGAAGACTATGGTAGAACTGGTCGCTTTTGGCAATATGTTGAAGAATTTTTACCAGGTGGCTTCCTCAAAGAAAGAGACGGCATAATGGTGTGCGGTTCTCCAGGTATGAATAAGGAATGTCGTACTTTGTTTAAAACACTAAATTGGCAAGAAGGTAATACAGGCGAAATGGGCGACTTTATGTTAGAAAGGGCATTTGTAGATTGATGGATTCAAACAAAATTATAGATGCTCTTAGGCAAGGAGTAGTAACAGTAGTATTTGAAAAGATAGACACAAAAGAAATTCGAACTATGCCGTGTACTCTTAATCAAGAAATACATAAACAAAGTATTGATATAAAAAAATACGATACTACTAGTGATACAATTATTATGTATGCATTAGATAAAAAAGCATGGCGTGATGTAAGAGTCAATACTATCAAAGAATGGTACGAAGGATATCCAAAAGAATGAAATGGGTTTATAGTGGTTATGCTGTAATAGTATCTATATTATTACTTACAGCACTCCAAGTAGTTGATCCTACACCAATACAGAATTTAAGAAATCAAACATTTGATGCATATCAAAAACTAGACGAAATTAAACAAAGCAACGAAGTTGTTATTATTAACATAGGCGAAAAAAGTCTAGAAACATTAGGGCAGTATCCTTTTCCTAGAACTACATACGCTCAACTCATATATGATATTAGACAAAAGAATCAAGGCATAGTAGGCTTCACTCTTATGTTTCCTGAAGCAGATAGATTTGGAGGAGACGAAGTTTTTGCTTCATGGATAAAGGGTAACGGAATAGTGTTATCTCAGACACCAAGCACAAGAGGAATTAAGACCACAGGACCTCATATTGGCACTGGAGTAATCGGTCCTACAACAGCACAGGACTTTCTCCTAACTTGGCCAAATTTAGTAACAAACATACCTGAACTAGAAGCAGAAGCACTTGGCATAGGCGTAAATGCATCAGCACCACAACCTGATTTTGTTACAAGAACGTATCCATTAGCAATAGGAGTAGAGGGAAAAATATATCCCTCGTTTGCTATAGAAATGTTACGAGTACAAACAGGCAAACCCAGTTACATGATTAAAACAACAGAGATAGGCATAAACGAATTTGCAGTTCCGCCTTTTGATCCTATAGTAACATTGCCAAAAGGCGATGCATATATACGTTACAATAATACGTTTGAAGAAGTAGAATATACGGACATAAACAGTTTACCTAATATGGGTGGAAAGTTTGTTATAGTAGGTGTTACAGCAGAAGGTATTGCTAACCCTGTACCTACTCCAAGAGGCAACATGTATCCACAGCATATACAAGCACACATGCTACAGAACTTTATAGATGGATCAAATATACAGCGGAGCCAGTTATCGTCGCTTATAGAACTTCTGTGTGCGTTGTGTGGTATGATTTTAATAGCCTTAGCGGTGTATAAGTTACCGTTGCTGTGGACAGCACCGATATCACTGCTAATTTTAGGTGGAGAAGCATATGGTAGTGTGTGGTTATATCAAAATAAATTACAATTAGTAGATGCAACTTTTCCTGTGTTAAGTGGATTTTTAGTGTTTACACAATCAGCATTTAATAACTTCTATAAACAATACAAATTACGTCAACAAATCAAAGGACAGTTTGGTACTTATATATCCCCGGACTATGTTGATATGTTAGTTAAAGATCCTAGTCTAATGAAACTAGGTGGCGAAAGAAAAGAAATGAGTTTTATGTTTGCTGACATAGTCGGCTTTACACCTATATCAGAAAAGTATATGAAAGCGGATGACCCAGAAGGATTAGTAGAACTCATAAACAGTTTCTTAGATAAAATGACCAAAATAGTTTTAAAGAACGGTGGCACAATAGACAAGTTCATGGGTGACTGTATAATGGCATTTTGGAATGCACCACTACCATGTGAGAATCATGCTGAGATGGCCGTTAAAACAGCAATAGAGATTGAACTATTAGGTGACGAATTAGAAAAAGAAATGGAAGAACGTGGCTTGCCAAGAGTAAAATTTGGCACAGGTGTAAACACAGGTACATGTATTGTCGGCAACATGGGTGCTGAAACTAGATTAGATTATAGTGTTGTAGGCGATGCTGTAAACTTAGGTGCTAGATTAGAAGCACAAACAAGAGCAGAAGACACACCAATTATTGTTTCTGAATATACTTATATGGAATGCCCTAACATAGCATTTGGTAATATAGGAGAAGTTACTGTTAAAGGTAAAGTAGATCCTGTAAAAATGTACGCCCCATTATTTGACGGCGAAATAAGAAAACTTTACAAGTAATTATTCGTCTGGTGACCAGTGTCCCATAGAACGGAACACACTTCTAGCAGTAATAAGATCCTTCTTTAGTTCAACAAGATAAAAAAATTCAAAAGGCTTTTCACCTATTTTTTCTAATGGATAATGATAGGTTGATGTTATGGTATCTATTGCTGTTATGTCTTTTGCAACACAATTTATAATAGAGTTACGCCACTCGGCATCTTTGAATAAATCAAGTACAAAAGCATGTGCTTCACTTTCAGGATTATAACTGTTCATTATATTGAGTAATTCATAATATAATGCTCTGATAGGATTTAAATTATCTCTGTATTTAGAACTTACAACAGGAAATCTCCACTTGTCTTCTTTGGTACATTGATGCTTATAAAAGTACAAGTATTCTTCCATAAATGATTCATATATGTTTTTTTGACTTTTACGCATTCTACTTGCTAGTATGCGTCTTAGTTTACTTAATAGTTTTAGGTGATATTCAGATAACGATTCATTATAAACATTAAATAAATCATCAGGATTCATACGGCCGTCAATAAATTCGGGCGGTATTTCGTTAGACTTTGCAAACTTTATTAGTAAGTTCTCTAATCTTATCTTTTTAAAATCTATTATATCTGACATTTATGTAAATTTAATATAGTATTAAGTTTTTCGTTACCTTTATTGTAACTTAAGGTTGCTCTGGCACCCTCGTGTAATGGCTTTGGCCATGTACCGATGTCTACCCAAGCATACCCACAACTTTCACCATTTAAATTTGGCATAAATTCGTGTTCTATGACTGCAACAAAACTGTAATACATAAAGTTCTTGTCTTTGCTTTGATAAACATCAATAGGATTTAGTTTATTAATATCTGGAACTAATCCTAATTCCTCATCAAGTTCACGTGTTAAGGCTTCATATGGAGACTCGCCTTTTTCAACAAGTCCTCCCCAAAATCCCCAAGTGTGTTTATGTCGTTTGTCGCTGTTTCTGAATTGTAAAAGTACACGGTTGGTATCAAGAGCAAGAAATAATGTGCCTACCCCTATAACACCTGTGAAAGGTTCTACAGGACTAGAGTCCAATATCCCGGATTGTATTCTCCCTCGTATATGCTCAGCCATTGTGTTCCTGTCCATTTGTATACTTTACTTGTATTTAAGTTCTTCGTAATTGCTGTAGTACCAAAGTTGGCACTTGCATCATATGATACTGTCCACTTTGCACCATCAAATTCAATAATATCGTTTTCTGATGCATCAACATTCCACTCTGGATAACCTGCTTTGGAAAGATCTTCTGTTATTAAATATCGTTGTCCAATTACAAGGTTTGGTATTGTACCATCGCCTGGTACATTACTATGAGGGTTAATAATTTTATCAATATTGCCTATTGTAGAAGCAGGCAATGTGTCAGTATCCAAATTAAATATAAGTTGACTATCATCTGATGGATGTTTTGCAATAGTACCTGCAATATCCTGTGAGTCATCCTCCATATCATTAGTGATTTTTAATTTTAAAATACTGGTGTTATCTTTTAATTCCTTGTCATACAATGCTAGTAAATCAGACCAACTCTTAGTCTCTATACCTCCTGAGTCATATAAAGTTGCAGAGTTGCCCAATATACTAACTTTGTAATTACCTGGCGAAACAATTAAACGTGATTGTATATCAAAACTTCTAAAGAAGTCTGCTATGTCTTCATCATATCCAATTTCGCTTAATGATTGTCCACCAAAATCAGTTATTATATTACTGTGAATCTCATGTATAATACTCTGTCTTTTAACTTTTGCAGGAGGATTAATCCATATAGGCAATATAAATGTTAATGTTGTTACATCAATTTGCTCATCTACTCCTGCCGGAATACTTCTATTAGTAAACTGTATATCTGTTAATTCGACTTCAACAATTGAGGTCCAATCAAACGGATTAGAATTTTGTTGTAACTGTATTGTTGGATTAAATAGAACTAATATCTGTTCCATTAATTGTAATTTTGTATCAGTATTAGGTGTCCATATATCAACTTGCATTGTTAAGTTGTAAGGTACTGGCATATACCTGTTAATAGTATATTGGTTGCCTTGCGTACTTTCATAACTTTGTGTATCTTCGTTAAATTTACGCTCTGTTATACTTTTGGTATCTGTAAAGAAAGGATCTTGTGTCCTATCTCTGGCAATTTGTAAACTTTGGATACTCACACCTATAAAAGGTGTGCTGTTAATAACATTTTCTGAATTTTGTCTAAGTATATGCGAAACCATTCTACTTGGATCTGCATATCTTATAGGCACAGTATTATATCTTTCGTCTTCGCCGTCTCTACTACCTTCTTTGACTTTGAATGCATGAAATATTCTAATAAATTGTAGAATATATCTTCTAATTTGTTCATCATACCAGTACTGCATATTTAATTGTCCGTCTTAGGTTTAACAACTTTACTTAGGTTTGTTCTTTCATTAGTTACAGTACCATCTGTGTTTGTTGTCTCTGTCGTGTTATTTATAAAGCCATCAAGGATTCTGTTTGCACTAGAGAACACTCTCTTACTGTCATCTGCAACTTTCACCCAGCGATTACCTGATTTCTTAAATATCCTACTAGGTGAAAAGTCTGTTCTTAAGAAATAATCACCATCAACTGCGGCTAATGGAAATGTTATTCCACTACCCAATAGTGTAGCACCATTTGGTGCACCTTCAACAGTTCCTATAAATGGTTTGCCTTTGGCAGTTTCATCCACAAATAAATGAGTACCTGCGGCATAATAAGGATCCTGTGGAACATTATTTTCTGCTTGTTTTATAATAGCATCTGAAATATCAATTTCATCTTTGTATGTACTGATGATATTTCGTAAATCGTCTTCTTCATCACCATAGCCAATAATATCTCTGTATTCTTGACTGTCGCTTATTGGACCTAATTTACATCTCCACATATGAGGCCACCAATTTGGATCAAATCCTTCTGAAGGCCTACTTGCATCTGTAATTACATAAAATCTGTTTATGGCATCTTTGCGTTCATCGAGTAATAAATCATCTCTCATATGAGGTAATTCTATAACATCGCCTGCCATAAGTTTTCTGCCTAATGTTGATACCATTGTGTCAATGTGAAAATTGATGAACAATGTGTCATTTTGTAAGAACATACCAAATTGTGTTAAATCAAAGTCTGAATCACTTACAGTATATGTTCCTCTGAGTTCATATATGTCATCATCATACTTTCTGTCTCTATTTTCTAAAAATAATACATCCTGTATGAATGTTTCACCAGTTTTTTGATCGCCGTCTGAGTCGTAACTGTTATCCTGCTGAGGTTGTGTAAAGTCCTTTGTGTCCCCTTGATCGTGAACACCAAGATATTTGTGTACATTT